TGGCAATGTACGCATTTAGGCGTATGAGAGAACAAAATGAGGCTGCTCAAAAGGCAGCTTCACTTGTTCAAACTCAAGCAAAGCCAAAACCAAAATCTAAGCCCAAAAAGGTAAAACTCAATGGCGATAACTCTTGATGCTACTGTTGGCGGTGCAAACGCAAACACTTACATAACTCTTGCTGATGCAAACTCTTTTATTGAAGGGCTTGTTTTAAGTGATGACGCTGCCGCATGGGATAATTCTTCAACAGATAATAAAAACCGAGCATTATTTACCGCAGCCCAAAGAATTGACAGAGAGAAGTTTTTGGGAGCTAGGGTAGATGATACTCAAGCTTTAGAGTGGCCTAGATCAGGAGTAAGGAAACCTGACACATACACTAACCTGTATGGTTTAAGCTTTCCAAATAGATTAGTTGCTGACTATTACCTTGATACTGAAATCCCAGACAGGGTAAAACACGCACAGGTCATTTTGGCTGTATATCTAAACAACAACAGGAACGGACTGGAACTAAGCGGCTTAGAGGACTTTGCTGCTGTAAGTATTGGAAATATAAATGTAACCCCTAGATTCTTTGGGGCTGTGGGCATTGATAGGATTCCACCAATCGTTGACCACTACCTTATGGGTATTAGAATAGGTGGAAGAGCAAACTTATCAATCAAGAGGTCATGAAAATGGGCTACGGCTACGAATATCCAGCAGCAATCATTATTACCGATACGGCTGCCCATACAGGCAGGTTTGGTAAGGTGCATTGTTTGACAGACGCAGAGGCAACCTTTGTTGCTGAGAATATTACAGAAAATGGTTCTGCAACTATAAATGGCATCACAATGAAGGCATCGTCTGAGGTCTGTGGAGTCATAACAAGTATCACTCTTGCAAGTGGACAAGTCATTGCATATTTCTTATGAGTCTTGCTAATGCACTAAAAAAAGCCGCTAGTGCTTCACTTAAGAAGCTTGGTGGTGATGTGACTATCAGGAAAGTGACAGCAGGGGCATACAATACCACCACTGGAGCTATTTCAGAATCTACATCTGATACAACCATCAAAGGTGCATTAAGTGGAGTTTCAAGAAATCAAGTGAATGATTTGATTGAGTCACAGGATAAATTGCTCACTGTATCTGCTGGTGATCTTACCTTTGTCCCTACAACAAAAGACAGAGTAGTTATAAGTAATGTTGAATTTAAAATTATTTCAGTTGTTATAAATGAGCAGAATAATACACCAGTAAGTTTTGATCTTATCTTGAGGTAAACATGACAAGAAAAATATCTATTACTGAAATTCCAGATGTCATGGAAGATGCCGTTGTATTTCTTGTCGCAGCTACAACTTTGGAGTGGACTAGAAGAGTAAAAAAGGCTACACCAGTTGATACTGGTAGGCTACGGAACTCATGGCAGACTGACATAAAACCAACTAGCGGAACCATAGTAAACAACTTACCTTATGCAGAGCCAGTCTGTTATGGTGAAAACCTACCCCCATCATGGAAGGGGCAATTCAGAACAAGACAACAAACAACAAAGGGATTTCCAGAACTTATTGGAAAAGAATTACAAAAGTGGGCAGATGAAGAATATGAAAGAATTAAACGGAGGTTATAGTGGCTGCAACAGATTTAAATACAGTTAGATCCACAATAGAGGCTAGGTTAGCCACAGAGCTTGCCTCAAGCCCAGTGATCCCTGTTGTATTTAACAACATGACCTTTGACTCAACAGCAGAGGATACTTTTGTTCAGTGTGTTACAAGCTTTGGAAACAACACCTATTTAACTCAAGGTGGTGCAACTAATTCTGACAATCAAATTGACGGTCTTGTTTTATTGAATGTTTTTACAGAGGAAGGTCTTGGGGCAGGGTCTAACTTTACAATTTGCAAAAGACTTAGGGACTTATACAATAGAATTACAGTATCAAGTGTTATTTTTGACGCACCTATTGGCCCTGAGATTCTTACTTCAAGTCCAGAAGGTAAATTTCAAACTCAAATCAGAATAACATTTACAATTTACGAGGATCTTTAATTATGCAAATTGAATTTACAGAAGAAATGCTTGACGCTATCGAAGCTGTTAAGGGTGTAAGAGATCCTCAAATGTGGGATCCAAATTGCAAAAGATATATGGAGAGTCAACAAAATTTGAAAAAAGATGTAAAAAAGGCTGAAAAGAGTTAATATATTTATAAATATTTCTTTTTTTTGTCATGGCAGCTTTAAAGGGTGATGGTGGACAAATCAAATTTCACAATGCGGCTGGAACAACTGCTGCGATTGCTGGAACTAGATCATGGTCATTATCAGTTTCAAAAGATACTTTAGAAACTACAGTTCAAGGTAATACATCAAAAACATTTATTGGTGGTCTAATTTCTGGTGAAGGATCAGCAGAATTAATTTATGATAATGCTGGAAATAGTGATTATTTAGCATTTGTTGAAGATGTATTAACAACAGGTGATGCTGGTGACGCATCTTTTGAACTGTTCCCTGATAGTTCAGCTAGTAGTAAAAAGTTAGCTTTTTCTGGAATCATTACAAGTGCTGAGTATGGTGCAACACTTGGAGAAACACAGTTAGTAAACATTTCATTCCAGACAACAGGTGCAATAACTTCAGACATATAGTAAATTAAAAATACTTCGCATTTAATTTATGGCAGAAAAAAGAACTCTCGACCTTTTAAAGGAATCTTTTGACCTTTCTAAAAGGCGTAAATTTGACGTTAAAGATGATGACGGCAAAACTGTAGTCAGTTTATATTTCAAGGCGATTACAAGGGCAGACAGAGCCAGAGCAACACAAAGGGCTGGCAGTGATGACCCTCTAGTAGTTTCTACACATATGCTTTGTCAGTTGGCAGAGAATGAAGATGGAACAAAAGCATTTCACCCATCTGATTTTGTAATGCTACAAAATGAGTTGCCAGAAAATGTATTGAATGAGATTGAGTTATTTTTATTTGGTGTAAATCAAAACGCAACTATTGATAACGTAAAGGAATCCTAAAGGGGGATAACTGGTTAAATTTTGAGTTTTTCCTTGCAACAGAATTAGGCAAGACAGTAAGTGAACTAAGAACACAACTCACTGAAGAAGAGTTGATATTTTTTGCTGGATATTATGAGCTAAAACGTGAAAGAGAAAAAAAAGAGTTAGATGCAATCAAACGCAAATCAAGATATAGTTAAAGGAGTTATTGTTTAGTCGTGGCAGTTTCAAACGTAGAACTAAGAGTAGGAGCTACGCAAGCCATAACAGCATTAAAGAATGTAAATACTCAGGCACAAAAATTTAATCAAACTGTAAACGGAACAAATAGCAAATTAAAAGACGCAAATAGAGCTTTACCAATACTTGGCAAGTCATTTTTTGGTGCTGGTGCTGGTGCTAAAGGTGCGGCTGTAGGGTTTAGAACTGCTGGGGCGGCATTGGCAACAGCTTTAGGGCCACTTACTGCTGGCATAACTGCTGTTGCCGCACTGTCAAAAATTTTTACAAATTTAGCTGCTCAAGACTTTGCCACTGCAAGAGTGAGAACTTTAGGAGTTGATGTAGATGCACTTACACCAAAACTTTCGACTTTATCAAATGAGCTTAGTGGTCAGGCTTCACAACTTGAGTTATTAGAATCATCTTATGATTTAGCCTCTGCTGGGTTTGCTGAAACTGCTGAGATTACAAATATTTTAAAAGCGGCTCAGTTAGGTGCTACTGGTGGATTTTCTGATCTGCAAACTGTTACTGATGCAACAACATCTGTTTTAAATGCTTATGGAAAATCCGCAGATGAGGCTGGAAAAATAGTTGATGGATTTGCACAGACACAAGCTGATGGTAAAATTGTTGTTGACCAATACGCACAACAGATAGGTCGTATTGCACCAATAGCGGCTGGTGCTGGTGTAAGTATTGATGAGTTAAATGCTGCAATTTCTGCTGTCACTGCAACTGGTGTTCCTGTTGAGTCAACCTTTGCTGGACTACGACAAGTTATTGCTTCGATACAAAAACCAACAAAACAAGCCTCTGATGTTGCGGAAAAATTAGGCATTGATTTCAGTGCGGCTGCAATAAAGTCAAAAGGATTAAGTGGAGTATTAGAGGAAATTCGTGATAAGGGTGGAGCAAGTGCAGACAATTTATCTCAACTATTTGGAAGTGTTGAGGCACTTACAGCAATACAACCTTTGTTAAATGATGAATTAGTTAAGTTTAATGAGGCTTTAGAAAACCAAGCAAATGCACAAGGAAGAGCAGCAAAAGACGCTTTCACAGCAGCAAATACAATACAGGGACAGCTTAAAAGAATAGGGGCTGCATTTACAAACTTAACCACAGATGGTTCAGAGTTTGGAATAATAATAAGAGATACTTTAAAAGTAGCTGCTGTTACTGTTGAGGCGTTAGGAGTTGCTTTTAAAGTTGTTGGAGATATTGTCAGAGGGGTTGTAGGGGTTGTTTCAGAGATAGGAAAAGTTTTTTTAAAAGATATAGGAATTGATGCTGTAGGGACATTAATGTCTCTAGAACAAGGTTGGATAAATGTTAAAGAACAGGTCACAAAATTTGGTGATGAAATTATTTTTGTTGGGAGGGTTATTGGTGGAGTAATAGGTCAATCTTTAAAAATTTCTTTTAATTCTGTAAGAGAATTTTTAAGTAATTTTGGTGATGGTTTAAATATTTTAAAAGCACAGTTTATTTCAATAACTGATGGTATAAAACAAAGATTTGCAGATTTAGTGCGTCCTATTGTACAAGTTTTTCAAAAAATAGTTGATGCTATACCAGAGCCTATTAAAAAATTACTTGGTGGAGCCGCTAATTTTGCAATACCACAAATTGATTTAGGTTTAGGAAAATTAGAAAACCCCTTTAAGAATATTGAAAACCCATTTAAGAATCTTGGTAAAAATTTAGAATTTTTAAAAGAAGGATTAATTGAGTTTTCTGGTATTGAAAGAGAAATTACAGATGAAGCAAATAAACAACTAGATGCAAAAAATAATATTTTAAAAACTAATGGAGATATAAAGACAAGTGTTGAGGCAATAACACCAGCAGAAAAAAAGGCTAGAGAAGAGGCCGAAGAATTACAAAAAACATTTGAAAAAATAGGAGAGTCTGTTAGAAATGATTTAGTTACTAATTTAAGAGAGGCTGTAAAAGGAAGTCAGAGTTTTGGTCAAGCAATAGGAAAAGTTTTAGGTAATTTAAAAGACAAATTAATTGATCTTGCTTTAAACAAAGCTATAAGTGGTATTGGTAAATCTTTAAGTGGTGGTAAAGGCTTTGGCGGTTTTTTAGGTGGGTTGTTTGGTAAGGAAAGGGGCGGAAGAGTATCGGCTGGTGGTGCTTTTGTTGTTGGTGAACGTGGTCCAGAAATATTACAAATGGGTTCTAAAGGTGGCAATATAATCCCAAACAGTCAAATAGGTGGAGGTGGAGATTCTGTAGTGAACAATATTTCAGTTAGCGTTGACGCATCAGGATCGACTGTTAGTGGCTCATCTGCTGGAGGTAATGAGTTAGGGCAACAAATTGCTGTTGCAATACAAGCTGAACTAATCAAACAAAAACGTGCGGGAGGTTTATTAACATAATGGCAACTTTTCCAAGTATTACTCCACAATATTCAACAACAGAAACTGTAAACCAAGACAGTTTACGCATAAAACTAGGTGATGGCTATGAACAAAGATTTGTTCAAGGGCTACCAGCAAATAAAAGATTGATTACTTTGAATTTAACCTTTAATGTCTCAACCACTGACGCCACTACAATAGACACTTTTTTAGATGCAAGATTTGACGATCAAGCAAACTTTGATTTTACACCGCCACATCATTCGTCAGCATTAAAATTTATATGCACAAGACGAAGTAGAACAGCAATATTAAATAATAGAGTTACTATGAATTTAACTTTTGAACAAGTCGCAGAACCCTAATGGCAATACCAGTATCTGAGCTACAAAAACTCAATCCAAGTGCAAGGATCGAATTGTTTGTTTTAGAACTTGTAGAGGGTTTGCACTATGCCACAGGGAATCCATCAAATGTGCCTACAGTTTACAGATTTCATGCTGGTTCAAACATGAACTCAAATGCAGAAATAATATGGCAAGGTAATTCTTATCAAAGAGTTCCAGTTACATTTGAAGGTGCTGAGTTTACAGGTAGAGGTCAAGTTCCTAGACCAACCCTCACGATTGCAAACTTAGGTGGAATCACAAGAAGCGGCTCAGTGATAACAATGACCGATCTATTGATAATTGTTAATCTAACAACACCTCATAATGATTTAGCAGATGCAAAGCTGACCAGAATTACAACTCATGCAAGTGAACTTGACGCTGCCAACTTTCCTAGTAACAACAACCCATTTGGTACACCATCATCTAATGAACTGCCTCAAGAAATATTTTTTATTGATAGAAAAACAAGTGAAACAAGAGAAATAGTACAGTTTGAGCTAGTTGGTGCATTAGATCAGGCAAATTTAAAATTACCAAAAAGGCAAGTAACAAGAAAAGATTTTGCAGGGGTCGGGACATTTATAAATACATAATGGATTATTGTTGGAAACAAGATGCAATAGAACACGCAAGACAATGCGACCCTGAGGAATCATGCGGAATAATAGGTGTAAAAAATAATTTACAAAAATATTATCCTTGTAAAAATATTTCAAAGGAATTTAAGGCAGAGTCTTTTGTGATTGACCCTTTAGATTGGGCGAATATTGAAGATTCTGTAGATGATATTATTGGAATTGTTCATAGTCACCCTCAAGATATTTTAGAGTTTTCAAAATCTGATAAATATAGTTGTAAGGCAATAGATTTAATTTTTTATCTCGTTTCTCCGAAATCAGATAAAATAGCAGTAATAAAACCTGATGAGATAAATGCTTAAAAAAATCAAGGTTTACGGCACTTTAAGAAAATTTTTAGGTCAGGCTGAATTTGAGGTTGATCTTAATACACCAAAAGAGGCAATAAGCTTTTTAGTTTGTAATTTCAAAGGAATTGAAAAACACATGGCAGATCAGTTTTATACAATTCAAGTTGGAGCAAAAGTTATAACTGAAGATTTATTAAATTTAAATTCAAAAGATGATATAAAAATTATACCTGTTGTTCATGGTAATTTTTTAGGAATTTTACTTGGTGCTGGTGCATTATTTGGCGGTTCTGCTGTGGCTGCTGGAACAACTTTTTTGGGAAGTGGATTATTGGCAACAGTTGTTTCTGGTGCATTAACTTCAATAGGTACAAGTATGGTTGTTGATGGAGTTACAAGTATGCTTTCACCACAACAAAGTAACCTTTCACCGACAGGTCAAGATGCTTTAGACCCTGCGGCTTTAGCAAGTAACTACTCGTTTACAGGGCTGACAAATATTAGTCGTGCAGGTATTCCAGTTAATTTAGTATATGGAGAAATTGTTGTTGGTTCTATTGTGGTTTCAAATGGAGTTGATACTGTACAAGTGGAGGGTAACAACTAATGTTTGCAAGAGGTTTAGGTGAAGTTGCAAAAGATTTAATAAATCCTGACTTACCAAGTGGTGCATTATCTTCAAAACAATTTAACACTATTGTTGAGTTGCTTGGTGAGGGCGAAATAGAAGGGTCAGCAACGGCGTCAAAAGCTGGCATTACAGATAAAACATCTACTGCATATTTCAACGCATTTAAGAAGGATATTTTTCTCAACGGCACTCAAGTTTTACAAGAATCTGCCAGCAATAC